GACGAATGGTGTCGAGTCGATCAAGACGAAGGGGAAAAACGATTCTGTTTCCCCTGCGCCCGCCGCACCAGCTACCGGGGAATCGGGGGCGGAGAAGTTGGACAGGCTGGAGCGCGTATTGGCGGGCTACGAAGATATGCCTGCCACCCCGCCCGCAGCAGAGGCCGCATCGGCGCAGCAGGATGAGCGCGAGGCGTTGGTGTGGGTATTCGTGAACGGTCGAGGGGAAGTGCAGACGTGGTGCCAGCCATACTTTGTCGATCCGCGAGGGGGCGGCCTTGATTCTTTGCGCACCGATCTGGACAAGCATGAACCTGAGAACGCACCCCACGCATGGGTGCCGCTTTACCGCGCCGCCCAGCAGGTGCAGGCCGGTGGCGAGGATAAGCGGTACCGCATCGGTGCTGCGTGGAAGCGTGGCGGGTCAGCCGGATATACCCGCACGTCACTGCCGGAAAATGCGCGCGACGGCCAATATCAACTTTGGGCTGAACTGATTCAACCATTCACCGCCATGTCCCGCGAGCAGCCGCCAACCGCAGGAAATGACAATTCTTAGGGTTTGTCCTGATAGCGGAGGGTGAAGACACCGCATAATATGGAGTCATGGAAACGGAGGCGGACATGGACAAGCAAGACATCATCACTGTGGCGCTGGCGGTATCGGCAACGGTGGCGGCACTTGCATTGGCCTATGTGATTGCCAGCCTCCTGACAGGACATTTCTGGTACGGTTGAAATAGGAGACAACCATGGGACAGGCAAGAGTGAATGCGCGACGTCGCAGCCAAGCGGCAAGCGGGTTCAAGAATCTGGCACCGAAGCAGCGCCCGCATTACAAGAAGATGGACGCGGCAACGAGCGCAAGGCGTCTGCAAGCATTGATTGTGCGGGAGCGCCGCATCAAGCAGGGGTCGAAAAAGAAGTAAGGTTTATGGGCGTCTGACACTCCCTGCGCACAGTGGTCCGGTAGTATGCAGCCACCCCCTCACACCTCACGGTGCGGGCAATGGGAGCAAAGAACCCGGGGCACTCCCCCGCATAGTGTCAGAGCCCACCCCTTCCGACTTGCATGCCGCGCCGCATGCGAGGCTCTTACCCAGATGCCGGTATCTGGGGGAAGAAAAACCGGCACCAGCAGCGGGCTTGCCAAGAGCCCAGCGTGAGGCGAGTCCTTCGGTGGACAGTCAGGCAACAGCGCATAAAATCTTGGACTTTCGCTGGGATCGTATTAGCGTGGCGCCGCCCCACAGCACCCAGCAGGCGGCAAGAATTTTCCTTACGTGCGAGATAGCTAGGCCCCGCAAGGGTTGTCCAAAGGTCTCTGAAGGATTCGGCGGGATGCACGTTGACTATGCCGACCCCAGCATTGCGGGTGTAATCGAAGGTACGCGCCACTACCGGGAGCAGTGTTAAACAAGCGCCGGCTGGCCCACGTTACGGGCCACCTGTTTCAGGCTTGCGCCTTTGCTGCGTAGACTCCTCTCGCAGCGGAGAGACGGACGGGTGGGGGGCAACCCGGCAAGAAAGAGCCCCCACTAATTTTGGAAAACAGCAGTAGTGTGGGAGGAGCGGAATGACTACCCGCCGGCGATCAAAGTGGGGCGCGCCTCGTAAGCGCGAAACCCAGCCCCTAGTCAGGGTGAAGCCTAATCCCCCCACACTACTGCTGTTTTCGTTTTGACGTGCTAAGAGACCATCATGCCCAACCAATACACAGGCCCCAACATCAAGCCGCTGAACGTAGCGACCCGCAAGAATCGCCATCTGCTGACCGTAGCCCTGACTGGCTGCTACTACGGGGAGTGCCACAAGCTGGCCAAGACACGAGACTTGGCTGCTGGCCAATTTCTCTATGTGGTGCCTCACAACGACAACTCCCACGATAAATTCGCTATCGGCGTCTATGTCGTTGACACAGACGGCGTGCATAGCCACAACGGTACGAGGGTTTCGCGCCTTGGATGGATTTCCAACAAGGGACTTGAAGATCAGACGCAGAAGCTGTTGCTGTGGAAGATGCTCACAGTCGGTATCCGCGTAGAAGGCAAGCTGATGTCGCTGACCACCTCCGTGGATGACAAGATCAACTGGGCTAACGTCGAGATCAAGTTGGCTGAGGAGTTCGCATAATGGCGCCTCCCAACAAAGTGCAGACCTCCCCAGTCGGTAGCGGGGGGAGCGGTCGCCCCAACTTTCAAGTGGGCGATATGGTTGTGATAGAAGGTCCGCATCCATCCGTGTTTGATCCTGAGTGGGTAGGCAGCATGATGGATCAGTTTGTGGGGCCGTGCCTGTTCCGCGTCGAGGATGCCGCGCAGAATCCTGTCACACTGGGGTGGTGGCTTGCGCTATCTGACCCATACAGGCATTTCGCTGGCTTGTCAGTGTCCCAATTCGTATGGAAGCCTGATTGGCTTCGCGTCGTAGCCCCGGCGCTCCAGCCCCAAGCCAAAGCGGCAAAGACGGTCAAGGTGGCTGTGCCTGCTCCTCCTCCTGCGCCGTTTGATCCCAAGCAGTACATGACTGATCCTGATTCATGTGGAGGGGACTTGGGCTACGATGAGCCTCTCAGCGCAGAACCTGTGAAGGTGCCTAAGAAGGAGACCTTCGTTTACACGCAGAAGCATGAGATCACGCCGCAGCAGCCGGGCGAGACCGACAAAGCGTACCTGCGCCGCATCCTAGGACGCTGAAAATGAGCTACATTCTGGAATTTCTCTGCTATTTCGCGCTGTTCTACGCATTGTTCGAGGTCATGAAATGAGCACACCTGTACTGGTTTTGGGAGAGAGCGGGAGCGGCAAGTCCGCCTCGTACCGGAATCTCGACCCCAAGGAGACCCTGTTGATTCAGGCCATCGAGAAGCCACTGCCGTTTCCCAACGCGGCAACTAAGGGTTGGTCCCGATGGGACGCCGAGAAGAAGGCAGGTAATATTTTCGTGACGGATCGCTCGACACAGATCATGGATCTGATGCAGAAGACGAGCCGCAGGATCATCCTGCTGGACGATTTCCAGTACGTGATGGCGAACGAATTCATGCGGCGCAGCGACGAGAAGGGCTACGACAAGTTCACGGAGATTGGCCGGCACGCATGGGATGTCCTGTGCATGGCGGCAGTCCTGCCCCCCGAGAAGCGGATCTACATATTGGCCCATACGCAGCAAAGCGACGATGGCACCAAGACCAAGATCAAGACCATCGGGCGGATGCTGGACGAAAAGATCACGGTCGAGGGCATGTTTTCGATTGTGCTGCGAGCGGTGGTACGGGATGGGGAGCACTATTTTTCCACGCGCAACAACGGCTCGGATACGGTGAAGACCCCGATGGGGATGTTTCAGGAAGAACTGATCGCTAACGACCTGAAACTTGTTGATGACGCGATCACCAAGTATGGCTGGTAACCCCAGCTTCCAACGCTAAACGAGGACTCTTTCCAAAATGGCAAATTCACACAACTACGACTACGACCCGGAAGCCGCTGGCCATGCCGACGACAACGCAAACCGGATCGACGCAAGCGGCCCCTTCATCGGCACCTTCGAGTACGCCGAGGCCGTGACCTCCTCCCAGAAGGGTACCGAAGGCATGAAACTGGGCTTCGATGACGGCCACGGCGGCAAGTGCGAACTCACGCTGTGGACGCGCAAGGCTGACGGCACCCCGCTCTTCGGCTTCAACTTCGTGCAGGCCATGATGACCATCTTCGGCCTCAAGGGTCTCAAGGCCGTCAAGGGCAAGGTCTACACCTACGACCAAGAGAACAACAAGCGGCGGGGCCTCGAAGAAGACGGGCAGGTGTTCCCGGATCTGCTGAAGAAGCCCATCGGCCTGATGCTCCAGAAGGAACTGAAGACCTCCCAAGCGGGCAAGGACTTCTTTGACATGAACGTCTGGGGCGTCTTCCATCCGACCAGCCGGCTGACCGCCAGCGAGATCCGCGAGAAGAAGGCCAAGCCGGAGAAGTTCGAGAAGATGGTCAAGTCCATCCGCGACAAGGACAGCCGCAAGAAGAAGGAAGCCGCCGGCACGGAGCCTGACCAGCCCGCTCTGGGCGCGGAAGCCGGTAACTTCTGATCATGGGTACCGAGCGCGACGCAAGCGAGGCGTCTGTGGTGGCCACGTTGTTGGCCATCGCAGTAGGAGTAGTGGTAGCTTGTGCAGGAGCCATTGCCTACGTCATCTGCGACGCTTCCCGCTGAACAGAACCATGAGCCAGCCGTGACTCCTTTAACTTGCGCAGGCCAAGGTGCTGGCAGCCTGCTACCCAAGCCCACGACTATTCCGCTCAAGCTGCGCTACAACGCATCGAGAGGCTCACAGACCCCGGTGCCGCTGCCCATCGTAAGCGGAAAGGCAGCACCCATTCAGGAGCAAAGCAAATGACCGTCAAATTTATCCACCTTCGTGCTGGCATCATGGACGTGAGCCCCTTCGGAGGCACGACCATCGCCTACGAATACAACCCCGAAACCTGCGACCTGCGCTACGCCGTGGCCAAGTGCAACCCCAAAGAGCACTACTGCAAGCGCGTGGGCCGTATGGTCAGCACAGGCCGGCTCAACAAGGCCCCGCACGGCTCGCTACTGGCCGACCCCGCCAAGAAGCTGACGCCGCAAGTCCTGCTGGACGCCTACCGCAACCACATCCTCTGAGCCCCGCCATGACATCCAAGACCATCGCAGAACTCTGCACAGCCGCCTACAACAACAGCGCCAACCACGGCTTCTGGGACGACTACGACGACATGCTCCCCACGCTGGTTTTCGAAAATGGCCCCAACAGCGCCAAAGAAAAGAAGTACGAGGTGGACGTCAAGCTGTCGAAGATCGCGCTCATGCACAGCGAACTGGGCGAGATGACAGAGGGTGTCAGGAAGCCCGGCCCGGATCAGCACTGCCCTGCCTTCTCGCAGGAAGAGATCGAACTGGCCGACACGCTCATCCGCGCCTTCGACTACGCCGGGCGCTTCGGCCTGCGTCTGGAGGAGGCTGTCGAGGCGAAGATGGACTACAACCAATCCCGCCCTTACAAGCACGGAAAGGCAGCATGACCCAGATCAAACGAGTTCTGCGCACCGAGACCGAGTGGCGGCTGCTTGGGCGCTTCGTCAAACAGAAAGCCACACCTTTCATGCGGTGCCAGTCTTCGGGCGAACCGCTGTACCACGAAAACCAGACGTTCACGGTAGGGGACCACCCCCACCACGTCCCTAACTACATCGGGGGAGAAAATGATTCAGCTTAGGGGTCAAAAGGCAGACGGCACGCCCACCTATTTCATGGGCCTGACCGCTGACGAAGCCAATGCACTCTTCTTCAAGGGCATGCCGCTGGTGGTGGATCTGGTGGATCTGGGCAAGACCGACGACCTCACGGTCATTGTCCTGTACGGGCGCACCGAGCAAGAGGTGGTCGATCAACTGGCTGCGCAAGGCATCAGCGTTGCCCTCAACCCTGAAGATGGGAAGACATCATGAATGCCATCCTCCTCCGAGAAGCATATGCCTACATTGCTGCCGTACCTGACACCCATGTCCGTCTGGACACCTATCGACATGTGGCTGACGATGGCACCATTTCTGGCTGTGTACTGGGCCACATGGCCATGGCTCACATGTTCGGCCTCTCCTTGGACAGCAGCGGCTGTCTGCGCTGCGCAGAGGGAGAGCAGGATGGCGAGGCGTGGCTTGTCATCGCAGAACGACTGGGATTGAATCTGCATGACCTGATCTCCCTCGTCGGCATCCGCCAAGCCAGCGAGCCCACCAACATCAGTGACAAGGAACTGGTGCTCGACAGGTTCCAGCGTCTGTTTGCCCGCCACGCCGTAGACCTATGCTCGCGCGGCTACTACCTGCATCTGGAGGCATAACATGCAAGGCCCAATGCAAGCGGCTCTCGAAAAGGCAAAGCTGTCTCAAACCGGGGCTTCTCAGTTCACGGCATTGGAACTGGCGCAGTGCCCGGCTCCTGCCCCGGAGCCAGCCACCAAGCGGGAACGCAAGAAGACGGTCTCCGGAGCGCAGCACGGGCAAACGGGGGGCCAAAAAGAGAAGTTCACTGCCGAGTTTAAACGCAAGGCAGTGGCCCTTTACCAAGCCATGGGCGATGCCCCCGCAGCAGCGAAGGCTCTGAACATCCCCACTGGCACGCTCTATACGTGGATCTACCGCGTAGAGCACGGTGGCAAGCTGCACGACTCTCTGGGCATGGAGCCATGGATGGGGGAGCGCTACATCAACCCCAACCCACAAAAGAACCCGACCGGAAACCATGCCGTGAACTGGAAAGATAAACTCAGCGCAGAACGAACCCCGCTATCCCTTGGAGTGACCAACGCCAGCATAGAGAGCGGCCCCACCTCCGAAGAAGTCATGACCAAAATCGAAGCCGACTTCAAAGCGAGGGCGGCAGCAGAGCGCACAGGCCAACTCTGGCCCAACGGCGGTGCCATAGCCGGAGCCATGGGAGGGGGCATCTCCTGTGCCGAGAAGAAAGACCGAGGCTATGTGCCTGAGCCAGCGAAGCAGGCAGAGCCGCACTATGCGGTGGAAAATCGGTTGCGTGCGGAGAACGAAGCCCTCCGCCAGATTATTCGTGGCTTCTACGCGCTGTTGCACCTGAACTAAACCCTTTCTCACTCTGGAGATATCATGGTCGTTGAAACGCTTCTCGTGGTTGCTGGTGCCGCTTCTGGCGCGGGTGGCCTCTGGTACTTCACCAACAAGCTGGCCCCGAAACTCAAGAAGAAGGCAGCAAACAAGCGCCGTAGCGAAACGGCCAAGCAAACCGCTGCGGCCAAGAAAGCTGCGGCTGTCAAAACCCCATCGGAGTGAACCGTGGAAAAACTTCTCGCCCTTCTCAAAGCCCACTGGAACGATAACTACTTCAAGTACATCGTAGCAGCAGCGGCCCTCATCATCCTTGGCGGCGGGCTCGCCTACTGTACTAGCGCCAACGCAATGACCATTCGCGGCAATCAAGGCAAGTGCGTGGCGCTCGCTGAAGACGTGATGACCATCTCCGAGATCCGCGACAGCGGAGCCAAATGGTCAGACCTGCAAGCACAACTCGAACCTCAATTCACGAAGGTGGTCGGCCAGCCTGACTCCTATATCAAGGACCGCGAGGACTTCGATTACGTGATGAAGGCATTCGAGTTCTCCTTCCAAGTCCCCAACGTGCCGGGCCTTGACGTAGCCAAAGCGGTGTACGCCCACTGCATGAGCAAGAACGGCGAAGCCTGACCACTTCCGGCAGTGTGTGTCTAAACGAGCGGAGCCATGACCTCCGCTCTATTTTTCTCTGGAGATTGAAATGGCGGACTTCTGCAAGCAGTGCAGCGAGGAACTGTTCAACGAGGACTTTGGCGATCTGGCCAACCTGTGCGAACCGAGCCACCACATATATGCTCTGTGCGAAGGCTGCGGGAAGACCATAGTGAACCATGCGGGCGTCTGCGTAGACACAAACTGCATGAAGCATCATGGAGCCAGCCATGCTGAAGGTTAATGGACACGGCCCGGACAATGCACGCATCATGATCGTGGGGGAGGCGCCGGGCGCTGACGAGGAGATTCAGGGCCGGCCATTCGTGGGAGACAGCGGCGTCATCCTGACTGGCCTGCTGCATGAAGCGGGGCTGCGCCGCGATGAGTGCTACATCACCAACGTATGCAAGTACAGGCCGCCTTTCAACGAGATGGGCGCATGGTGCACCGACAAGAAGACCGACCTGAAGAAGGGTTTCATCGAGTATGGAGGGCGCTACGCCGACCCACGCGTCATCGAAGGCATCGAGGAACTGGATGAGGAGATCAAGCGTGTCAACCCTGAGATCATTGTTGGATTTGGCAACACAGCACTTTGGGCGCTCCACGGCAAGTGGGGTATTACCAACTGGCGAGGCAGCGAGATCGTATTGGGGAGCGGGCATCGCTTCGTCCCCACGCTTCACCCGGCAAGCATTCTCAGGAACTGGGCCACTCGACCCTACGTCATTCACGACCTCAAGCAGAGGGTGGCCAAGCGACTGCGGGAAGGATTCGTTGATCCCGTTTTCGAGTTCAACACCGCTCCCTCCTTCGATGAGGTTATGTCCTTTCTGGAATCGGCCAAGGGCGATCTCTCTGGCGATATCGAGACTGCTGACGGGCACATCATCTGTCTGGGCCTCGCCAAATCCGCCCGGCATGCGCTATGCATTCCCTTTCGAAACGAAGGGGGCGTTTATTGGGAGCCGCAGGACCAACGAGACATCATCGACAAACTTAGTGAGGTCTGCAGCAACGCGGACGTGACGTGGATCGGCCAGAACTGGAACTACGACGCCCAATATTTTGAGGCGGACTTTGGCTGGACCAAGATGCCGGACTTCGACACCTACATCGCCCAAAGCGTCCTGTTTCCGGGCGTGGAGCGGGATCTGGGCTTCCTGTCAAGCATGTATTCGGAATGGCACCAGTATTGGAAAATGGACGCCAAGGACTGGGGCAAGATCGCTGACTTCCAATCGTTCTTCCGTTACAACTGCCGCGACGTGGTTCACACGTTCGAGATCGCCCAACGCCAGCGGGAGAAGCTGGCGCAAGCCCGTTTAAACAAGCAGTTCGAAGAACGCATGCGCTACGGCCAGTACGTCTATCGGATGATGAGGCGGGGCGTGAACCGAGACTTTGAGCGCACGGACGCCATGGTCTCCGAGGTCAAGACGGCCATTGATGAGCGCGAGAAAATGATGGAGGAGGTTATTGGCAAACCCGTTACCAAGGTGGCGGGGACCAAGAAGGCTCCCACGCTGACGCACCTGTTCAACAGCCCCACGCAGGTGGCTGACCTGTTCTACAAGCAACTGGGCGTGAAGGCCATCAAGAAAAGGGGCAGCTTCGCCCCTACAACAGATGACGAAGCGCTCAAGAAAGTCATTGCCAAACACCCCGGCAAGATCGCGGACTTGGCCCAAGCCATTCTGGAGTGCCGCAGCCTTGACAAGCTAAGGGCCAACTTTCTGGAGGCAGAACTTGACCCCGACTCAAGGTTCCGGGCAAGTTGGAGCCCGACCGGCGCCGAAACTTTCCGGCTCACCAGCGGCAAGAATGCGTTTCATCGGGGTGGCCCTCTTCAGAACATCACCACTGGCAGCACAGGCAGTGGGAGGAAGCTGCCAAACCTGCGGAACTGCATCGTGCCAGACCCCGGCTACATCTACTTCAACACGGACTTGGAAAGAGCGGATCTTCAAGTGGTGGCGTGGGAAGCCGAAGACGAAGAGTTGAAGGACATGCTGAAGGCGCACGCCGACATCCACACCGAGAATGCCAAGGGCATTTTCCGCTTAAGGGAGGACCCCAGCTATGAACAGAGACAGTTTGCCAAGAAGTTTTGCCACCTTACGAACTACGGCGGCAAGGGTCGCACTTGCGCGATTGCGCTTGGGTGTACTGTCCACGAAGCCGAGAAGTCTCAAGCGCGTTGGTTCGAGATGCACCCCGGTATTAAGAAATGGCACCAGAGAACGGAGGCGCAGGTACTGGGTACTCGTACCGTCACCAACAGGTTTGGGTACCGTAGGATTTATTTCGACCGGGTGGATGGCCTCCTACCTGAGGCTCTTGCATGGGTGCCTCAGTCAACAGTATCCATCCTGATCTCCTTGCAGCATATGGCCATCGAAGATGAGTTGGGAGAGCGCCTGTGCCAGATCCAGATGCAGGTTCACGACTCGCTGAATGGCCAGATCCTTCTGAATGGGGATCTTGATGAGACGTTGAAGAGGCTTCGAAAGGCAAGCCAGATTGCAGTACCATACGCGGACCCCCTCTACATACCGCTCGAACTATCACTCTCAAATACCTCATGGGGCGAAGTTGAAAAATGCGAATGGCCACAATGAGAGGCATTTATGGGACAGCAACAAGAGGGCGCCAAGCCCGACTGGCTGGCGGACTTCGTGGAGTTCTCCAAGAACGGTGAAGCCCCAGAGAAAGTCATGTACTGGGTCGGGGTGGCGACGATTGCCGGGGCGCTCCAACGCAAGGTGTGGATAGATCAGGTCCATTTTCAGTGGACCCCCAACTTCTACCTATTGATCGTGGGGCCGCCCGGCGTCGTCAAGAAGAGCACGAGCATCGGTGTAGGTATGAAGCTGCTGAAGAAGGTCGAGGGTGTGGATTTCGGCCCGCAGAGCGTGACGTGGCAGCAACTGGTTACGCACATGGCCGACTGCACCCAGAGTGCTCTGGCCGATGGCGAAGAGTTTCGGCATTCAAGCTGCACGTTCGCACTGTCGGAGTTTGGAACGTTCTTCAAGCCCAAGGATCAGGACTTGGTGGACAACCTTACCGACATGTGGGACGGCAAGCTGGAAACGTTCCGCAAGGAAACGAAGACCAGCGGCTGCGACGATGTGGAGAACCCGTGGATCAATATCCTCGCCTGTACGACGCCGGGTTGGGTCAGCGACAACTTCAGTGATGCGCTGATCGGGAGTGGCTTTGGGAGCCGCCCGATCTACGTTTATGCGGATCGGCCTCGCGCCTTCATTGCGTATCCTAGCCAGATGCACAGCTACGACAAGGCTGCCCACAAAGCCAAAGAGAAAGAGTTGGTGGAAGGGTTGCAGGTCATGGCCGAGTACGCTGGCGAATACCAGATGACACCAGAGGCGTATGCATGGGGGACACAGTGGTATGAAAAATATATGGAGGACCAATTGCGGCTGGGCGGTAAGCGTGAGGCTGGGGTTGCGGCCCGCCAACAGACTCACCTTCACAAGCTCGCCATGGTCATTTCAGCTTCGCGTGGAGACTTCCCGTCTATCGACGTCTCTCATTTGGAGGAGGCGGATCGCAGGCTGCGAGATCTGCAAAACGATACGCGCGAGATTTTCGGGATGGTGGGCCAGAGCCCGAGCACTGTGGCCACCCAAGAACTGATTAACGCGCTGAAGGCTGGCCCGATCCGTAAGAGCCGGCTCTATGGCGACTACTTCATGAGGAGACTATCCATTGACGAGTTCGAGTTAGCGGTACGGAGTGCCTTGGCGGGCGGCAAGATCCGCGAAGCCCAAGGCGGCAACCTGAATGACCCATACCTAGAGGTGCAAACATGAGGGGCGGAGCATTGTGGCGCGTCAGAGCGCCCTACTACTGCGCAGGGTTTATCCTGAGTGAAGAGGGCAGCAGGATTATATATGCTGCCCCTATCATCAAATGGATGATCGGCAAGACCTTGCCAGAAGCCCGCGCTTACTGCGCACGCAGAAAATTTCAATGTGAGGAAGTAAAATGAGACTGACCAATTTCTTGCGAGACTGCTTCATCAACGATGTGATGCGCGGCCTCCCCTCCACAGACCACGGCGAGAAGATCCGCAAACTCATCTTTGACGAAGCGGTGAAGGCTCTGCCCCCTGCTGTAGCGGCCCTGTGGAACGATACCAAGCTGAAGGGCTTCGTTTACACGCGGGCCGTGTATTTCGAAGGCCGCAGTGCGTCATGCCCTATGGATAACACTGACGGCTTCATCGTCAACGAGCATCCCAAGCTGCTGGCTAAGCTGCGTGAACTCGACAAGGCTGCCGATGCCCAAGCAAACCGTGACTCGAACTTGCGCTCGCGTTTGCGCGCAGTCGCCTATGGCTGCTCCACGCTGGAGCAGCTTCGGGAAGCGCTCCCTGAGTTCATCGCCTACATGCCCGAAGATGAAGGCAAAGCCGTGCGCACGCTTCCGGTTGTGCAGGGTGTGGCCGATGAATTCAAGCGGGCTGGCTGGAAAGACCGGAAAGCTGCCTGATGCTGGGCTCGCTCTTTCCGGGCTCGCTGGCCCAAGCGGAGAGGGCCGTTGTGGCGTGACCGCAAGGCGAGGTTGCAAGGGGCCGGCGGGACCACAGTCAAGGCCGTAGGGAGCGCAGCGACCGGAGCCGCGAAGCGGTTGCCTTGATTGGGGGCAGGCCCCGACGCAAGCTGCCGTAGCGGGTCCGCGCACTAGGCCCTCGTAGCGTCACCTCCGCCCTCTTGGGCTAGACCGCCCGCTACAGCTTGCTTCGGAGGCTTCCCCAAGATCAAGGGACGCTGCGCTCGCCTTCGGCGCCCTTGACTTGGTGCCCCTGCCTCCTCGCCGCCTTCGCTTAACGGTCAGCCCGCGCGAGGGCTTCGGCTCTGATGGTGCTGGATGGTGCTGGATTTGAATGGAGACAGATGATGACGGACTTGTACAGGCCGAACAGGAAGAGGACGCCGAGACTGAAGCTGCTGCACCTGAAGAAAGACAGCCCCGCGATCTGGGGCTGTTATGGATTTGGGTGTTGGGGCTTTGGAGAGACTATTGAGGAGGCGTACCGGACGTGGGCTGAGGACTATCGGCAGTGGGGCTTCCTGCTGCTGGAGACTGGCCGGCAGTAACATCGTCGGCGGTAAGGATGCCCTCGCGGAACATTTGGGAGACGAGTTGAGTGCCAAGGATGCCGGCCTGTTTGGAGCCAGCGGGCATGCGAGAGGCGGCGATCATGAGGCGCATCACGGTAGGGGAAGCGAGGGCCTTGGCGATGGCTGCGGGACCAAGGAGGACGAGGGCGGCTCCGGCAAGAGCGGGGGCACCTCCTCCGGCGACGGCTCCCCCGATGCCAGCAGCGCCGCCGGCTGCCATGGCGGTACGGATGACGGCGTTGACTTGCAGGCCGTTGGAGACGAGGGTGAAAGCTTTGCTGCCGCCGCCTTCTGCGGCTGTCAGGGCCTTGGCAAACTTGTCGAGGTTCTCCAGTTGGGCGGGGGAGAGTTGGGTGGCCATCTTGTCAAGGCGGTGGTCCTTGAGGGCGTTGGTGAGCATCTTGCCGGAGATGGCGTTCTTCTCGCCCGAGACTGTGGCTTGGGAGAGCATCTTGCCGATTTCTTCGCCTTGGATACCCTCTTTGTAGAAGGCAGAGGCTTGCCGCCACTGATCGGCGAGGCGCGGGTCGGCGTTCTTGAGGGAGGTTTCGGCAGCGTCGTCCATCATCTTGGCGAGTTTGGAGGCTGCGGTGCGTTCGGCGGTGTCGGTAGTGTTGCGTGCGATGTCGAGCAGTTGGGTGCGCAGTTCCTTGAGGCCCACGGCGGCTTTGGGAGTGACAGGGGTCAGGCCGGGAGTGGCGTTGCGCACTGCATTGGCCACTGCGGAGGTGGCGTCATAGGAGAAGGGCAGCGCGTTGCCTTCCGTTTGGCGCAAGATCTCCGCGATACGGCGCACGCCGGAGTCGGCAGGGGTGTTCTTGGCGAGGGCGTCTGCGGCGGCTTTGACTTGGGCGATGTTTGCGGAGGCGTTGAGCTTGGCTGCGGCCTGTGCGACTTGGCCGAGTTCATCGGCGCCACGAGCGAGATTGGCAGCGACTTGGGCTTGGTAGTCGAGGGCACCTTGACGGGCGCCAGTCAGGGCCGCTTGCGTGGCCTTCTCCAGAGCGTCGGCGCCGACGAAGGAGGACATGCCCACGTTGTGCAGCACTTCCATGGCCTTGGAGTCGAAGTATTGGCCGGGGACCGGGAGGCGCTTGCCGAGTACGGAGAGCAGTTCCTTGCCGCCCGGACGGATCGAGGTGGGTAGGAGGTGGCCGAGACCGGAGGCGAGACCTTGGCCGGCTGCGCCCATTACGCCACTCATGACCGCCTCGCCGGCTGGGTTTTCAGAGGGGTCGAAGGTTTCGGAGAGCAGGGAGCCGCCAGCAGAGCCCAAGCCAGCCCCGGCAACGGCACCAAACGGCCCACCAAGCAAAAATCCGAGGGCACCCCCACCCATGCCACCTCCAACGTCCAAAGCGAGCCTGCCGGCCTTCTGAGCGAGGTTGCGGGGCCGTTCTGTGGCGGCTTCTTCTGTAGGGGTGGGAGATGCGGCAGCTTCTGTGGGGGCCGGCGTGGCACCTGAGCCACTTTGTGCAGGCTTGGACTTGCCGCCGCCGATCATCTCCCGTAGCTGGTCGAGACCAAGTTGCTCGTTTGCACGCGGATAGGGGGACTGAGCACGGTCGGTGCGGTAGCCCATCAGCATAGCGATGTCGGGATCTTTCATGTCAGGCCCCTGCGAAGAGGTGCCGCCACCTGCGAGGCCGGCGATATAGTTGCGGGTTTCGGTAGGGAGGAGGGACTTCCAGTCGTCGCCCTTGGCTTGGATGGCCCGGCGCAGACGGGCAGGCCCCCAGTTGTAGGCGGCTAGGGCCTTGTCGTAGCTGCCGAAGTCTTCGAGTTGCTTGTCCATGTAGGCGCGCCCGATGGCCGAGTTGTAGGCAGCATCGGTCTTCCACAGTTTCTCGTCCCACGGCAGGCCAGCAAGGGCTGCGGCTTCTGGGCCGGTGTCCTTCATGACTTGGGCCACGCCGGTGGCACCTACGGGAGAGACGGCGGCTTGGTTGCCGCGCGACTCTGCGTGGATCTGGCGGTCCCAGTCAGCATCGGAGATGGGCATGATGGTTCCTTAGAAGCGGGGGCGCACGCCGCGCGGCGGTACGAGCGCTGCCCCACCGCCCGTGTTTTCGGTGGGAAGGGTGGCATTGGGCAGCGTGGTGGGCAGCGGCGCCGTCAAGGCGTCAACAGGCTGGGGAGAGCCGGGTTGCGCAGCGGATTGGGCAGCCTTGAGGGGATTGGAGCCGATGCCGCGCGCCTTCAGAACGGCGTCGTACTGATCGCGCAGGGAGTGGTTGTTTTTCCAGTCGTCCCAGTATTCGGAGAAATCGACCGAGCACTTGCGCCCATCCAGCCCGCAGACCTTGTTGAACTTGCCGAGTTGGACTTCGCGGTCCTTGACACGCTGGTTGGCGATCTTCTGGAAGTCCACCATGGCCCGCACGGCCTTGGGGTCGCCAGAGAGGGAAGCAATGATTGAACGGGCGTACTCGCGGTCTTGGTTCGAGTCGTTGCCCCCAATCTGCTGGAGGAACGAGAAGGACATGGAGTCGGCCACATTCGAGAGAAGCTGTTGGGCCGGCACGTCCTTGAAATCGACGCCAGTGATGGAGGAAGCGAGACGCTTCATGCGCAGGGCCATCGGCTCGGTCAGGCCAGTGGTGACGTTCTTGTCGAGCAGGGAGGCTAGTTGGTCGAGTTGCGGGTCGAGCTTTTCGGCGGTCTGCGTAGCGACGCGGTACTCCTTCATGCGCTGGGTGTTCTGCTCGCGCATCTGGGTGAGGTCGCCCAGTTCTGCGGTAGTGGGCAGAGTGGCTTGGCCTCCGGGTTGACCGCCTGCTCCGGTGCCACGGCGCGCTTCCCCTACGGTTTGGAGGGGGGAGATGCCGAGGTCTGCGGCGACTTCGCGGTTGACGAGCCCGCCCATCGCTTGCCCTTGGGCCGTAGCTTGGGATTGGAGGCCAGCGTTGTTGAAGACCTGCTGCTGAACGAGGGAGCGCACTTGGGGGGTGGCCGTGGCGTAGTCGATGCCGAGTTGGCCAGCCGTGCGGATGACCTCGTTGTCGAGCGAGAGCTTGAGTTGGTCACGCAGCAGATCGGAGCGGCTCTGGAGCGCTTGCATTTGTTCTTTGCCTAGGCCGGGAGTGGCCATGGCACGCTGAACGGCGTTCAAGGCTGTCTGGAGACCTTGCAGGTTGCCTACGGAGGCGCCTGCCTGTGGAGAGGGAGCAGCGGGGGCGCCATCGGCAGAGGGGGCAGCGGTGGAGGGGCCCCCCATGGCTTCGGACACGGAGGCTTCGGCGTTCTTCTGCTTGGTCCGCTTGTTGAGGGAGTCGAGCATGCCGATGACGAGTTGGGGGTCGGTCATCAGACCATCGAGTTCCTTGACGCCCATGCCGCCTTCGCCGGAGGTGTTGAGCATGGCAGCGGCCATCCCTCGCGGGTCCGAGGAAAGCAGCGACATGAATTCCTTGGAGGGCTTGATGCCGCGCGTCTGGGCGTACCACGAGATCATGGCCTTCGAGATGGGGCCAACCTGTTCATCGGGGGCGTCAGCGAGCACGGAGCCGAAGCGGCCAAGCACCTCGCCTGCCATCTGCTGGCGCTTAAGGTCGGCTTGCGCTTTCTGTGCGTTGTATTGCTCGTATTGCATGCCCATGTTGATGCCGCTCTGGATTGAGTTGGGCAGGTTGGCAATGCCTTGGGCGAATCCTGTGAGGAAGTCAGCCATGATTTACTCCAGTTCTTTTTGCAGCGGTCGGGCGTGCCAGAGGATAGCATGCTCGATCTCGTTTAAACGGGACATGAGGCGCTCGTAGTGAGCGGGGTGGTGACGCTTGAGGTAGGCCGCGCGGCCCTCTCCCCACCATGCGGTGCAGTCCATGCAGTCGAAGGAGGTGTTGTGACCCTCCTCGTAGAAGCGGGGGAGCGCAATGTGCTGGGAGCGCAGGTAGCGCAGGACCATGGTGTCGGTCCAGTTCTCGATGGGCGAGTAGTAGGAGATGCCGTCGAAGAAGGAGCCGTGCTGGGCGCGGTGGGCGTCAGCGGATTTCTCGCCACGGATGATGAGGGTGATGCGGTCCTCGACCATGCGGTCGTGGAGGGGCTTCATCAGGACACGCCAGCAGCAATCGTAGCGGCCTTGGATCAGTGGGCCGGGCGAGCCTCCGCATGCCACGCCGATGGGGGTGTGTTCGGCAGGCACGAGGTCAGAGGGGTAGCCATGCTGGGAGAAGGAGGCTTCTTGGTCGCCCTGCACTTCGACAAAGTTGGGCACCGCGTCACGGGTCTGGGCCATCAGGGCGTGCGTTTCTGGGAAGGCGTTTCCGGTGTTGAGCCAGTAGACCGTGATGCGTTCCCAGTGAGTCCGCAGGAGGTACAGGGCGGCAAGGGAGTCCTTGCCTCCTGAGAATTGCAGCGCGATGCGAGTGTGGCTGTCGAGTGGGTACATGGTTAGAAGATGGCGGCTGCGGCGATGGTCCCGGCTGCTGCAATCCCGGAGCCTACCATTTGCCCCCGAGCAGCAGCAGCTTGGCCTGCGGATTGGGCATTGGTGGTGGCTGCGTTCAGTTGGGCGTTGCGATCTTGCATGTACGCGGAGAGCGGGGCGTTGAGCATGGAGGAGGATTGGCCGAGGGCTTGGGCGCCTTGGAACGGCTGGTTCTGGATGCCAACCACGTTGCCGAAGCGCATCTGATCGAGTTGGGTGCCGAACTGCTGGCCAGCAAGCTGGAGTTGGTTGGTGTTATAGAGTTCGTCCTTGCGGGAAGCCATGCGCAACTCTTCGGCGCGCTTGTCGTAGTCCGCGAGCGCTTGGATGCCCGGTGTGGAAGTCTCGTAGCCAGAGCCAAGGTTCGAGCGCAGGGTGGAGGCGAGAGTCTGACGGCCTTCGGAGAGTTGGCGTTCGAGAGCGGGGTCTACTGGCAGTTCGCCGCGCAGGGCCTTCAGAGTGCGCTCTTGCATAAGGCCCGTGATGTCGTCCTGCTGGGCCTGCAATTGCTTCATGCGCTCTTGGTGGGCCTTGACTTCTGGCAGTAGTTCGTAGCCAGTGATCTTGCCTCCGGTGAGGCGGTCAGCGAGGGTGCCACGCTCTTCTTGCAGACGCGTGAGTTCGGACTGGTAGCCAGAGACATCGGTGCCGGGCGTGCTGGGGCCAGAGGCAACGTAGGCGTCAAGCTGCTGGTTAAATTGCCCGCCCATCTGCTGAAGCTGGTCAGCGGAAAGGGTTCGACTGCCATCGGAAAACGTGTTGCTGCTTGTGCGTTGCCATACTTGCTGCCCGCCCTGAGAGCCTTGGGAGCCTTGGCCGATCAGTTGCTGAAGGGTGGCGGTACGCGCGTCGATTTCGGAGGCACGTGCTGCGGCTGCCGGATCGACTTGCGAGTAGACCGGGCGGTAGCCCTGCTGTTCGAGGAGATAGGGAGCCAGCAGGTTTTGCTGACGCATCGTCTCGTCGATGATCTGGCGCTGCTGCTGCGCGAGCGCGATCTGTTCTTTGCGCAGGGCTGTTTCCTCTGGGGAGGGTGCCTGTGCCTTAACTTCTGTGCTTCCGCCGCCCATGATGGACTCCCGTGTTGGTTAAGCTGCGATCCGCGTGACCAGAGGGTCGCCGGGCAGGATCTTTTCAAAGATAGCCTCGTTCTTGTCGCCAGCCACTTCGGTGGTCATGTCGAGGGAGGAGACCTGTTCGAGCCAACGCTTCTGGGAGCGCTTGATGGCAAAGCAGTAGCGCGTGATACCTGCGACGCGCAGAGCGGCCTCGTAGGCTTCAGCCAGACGCATGACCATGATCGGGTTGTGCGTGGAGGTTTCGAGCGGCCCAGCGAGGAGACACCAGTCGCACTTGTTGGTGGACATGAAGCCTAGGATCTTGCCGTTACGTTCGGCTACGACCGTGGGCCAGTGGAGCTGGAGGTCGTGGAAGTTCTGGTTGGCCCGCATGATGGCGTGGCAGGCCCGGTAGTCTGCGGCAGTGGAAGCCAAGCGGTAAAGAGTGGACACAGGTTTCATGATCGTCTCGCTGCGTTTGGTTTGGGTTACGTATATTCGAAAACTAGAAAGACTCCGGGAGCGCCCGCACCTCCCGTAACTGCCAAGCCGGTCTGCACGGCAACCGCGCCGCCTCCGCCGGAGCCAAAACCCGTCGCTGCTATGCCGTTGGCGCCTATGGCTGCGTTAGCTCCATTGGCTTGCCCTCCCTGCCCGAAAGGAGAGTCTCCTCCTCGGCCAGACTTTGCCGAAGTGGAGGAGAGGGTCAAGCCGAATTCCCCAAAAGAGCCGGGGCTGCCAATATCCTCTCCCGTGGGCGCCCCGGAGGATCCCCCAGAGCCAGCAGAGACGCCCGCACCACTATTTGCGATACCTGCAAGGCCACCACCTCCCCCAGGGATTGAAAGCAGGCCCCCAAAGGTGGAAGCAGTCCCATTACCTCCGTTGCCAGCAGAGACGCCCGCACCACCTGTGCCTATGGTAATTGTGACCCCGGAGAAGGCGGAAGTAATGCGTTTGATGGCGAAAGCGCCCCCATTACCGCCCGCACCGGCACCTGACGCAGCCCCTCCGGTTGCGGGCACTCCCCCTCCCGCACCGCCACCTCCCACGCCATAGACGAGAATTGAACGAGTTCCGGCTGTGGGGGTGTACACGGTGGTGGTGGTGAAAACACGAATGCCAAGCAGGGCATTGCTTTGAGTGCCTGGCTCATACCACTGGGAAGTACCCTTTATTTGTTTAAGGACAAAACGCAGGCGCTCGAATTCGCCTGCCATGGAGGTGGCAAGGGATTCGGTGCCAACGCCTCCGGGGTCCGTAACGGTTTGCATCTGGACCACGTTGACGGAGTAGTCATCGAGTTGGAGCGGGACGCCATTGTCGATGTGGTTCTGATGGTCGCCGTTGTAAATGGTGGCGGTCAGGACCGTACCATTAGCGCGCGTCGTATGGCTGTAGAGGGCGGGCATGGCGGGCTCCTTATACGGCTACCATCCCAGAGGGATAGACCTGAAAATCGGTGGGGTTGCGGGATAGCTGCTGAATCCAGAAGTTATAGGAGTAGCCGTCGCCTGCTGCCATCCAGTCGTTGAGATCGCAGCAGTAGATCCATTCAGCTTCGTCCATGGTGAGCTTGGCGGCGCAGGGTTCGCACAGCGAAGTGACGTGGTTGGAGCCGTCATCAAAGGAGATCTTGACTTCGGTGTAGCCAGCGAGGGTGCAGAGCTTCAGGCGCTCCACGATGACATCGCGGCCCTTCACCTTGCGCGTTTCAGCGAAAGAGTCGTCTGCGACGAGACCTTGGATGGCAGAGCCGCAGCACTTGCAACGCACCTCGTCAATGCCGGATGCGGAGCGGGTGATGTAGGGGTAGACGGGCTTCTTCAGAAGCGAGAAGCGCGCGGCCAACAAGGTGGCGATTTCAGCGGAGGCGTTCATTTCCGAGCTTGTAGTGAAGGTAGAAACGAGCGATAGAGAAGTCTTCTCCAGCGCCACTATTGCGGGCCTTGAGGGAGAAGCGGCGCCCCTCCCCAGTGATGCGGCGTTTCTTGTTGGCTACGATGTCGGCACCAAGGACATCGGTGCCGATCAGGAAAGTGCCAAGAGCAGCGCCGGTGAAGCCCATGTTGAATTGGACCGTCTGAACGGTGACGCCATCCCAGAGGATGTCCACAGAGAGGTTCCAGTTGCCAGACGGCTCCACTACGACTTCGAGGAAGCGGCCCATCTTGCGACGCGTGCCGAGTTTGGGATCTGCGAAGGCAAAATCGACGTGAGGAGTCTGGAACTCACCAATGTAGCCGAGGGAGTCTTTGGAGCGGGAGGCTTGGTCAAGTTTGTAGACAAAACCGTCTGCGGTGCCGATGCACGGGTGCTGGATGTTGTCGGTTTCCGTGCGCAGGAAGATGCAGGGGTTCACGTCACGGTCGCGGAAAATAAAGCGCTGCTCCTGCTGGGAAGAATTGAAGTCCACCACCATGCGGCAGTTGTTCTCGGTGGCTCCGGTGGTGGTCATGCAGAACATGGCCTCCCGCTTGTGGCCGTAGTAGATGGCACGCGTGAAGCCGAGGCGGGACATGTTGATGTTGTCACGCAGGAAGGTGTTGATCTGGTATTTTTGGGAGAGGTTGTTCGTGCCCATGTTGCCGAACTCTTGCGTGGCAGACAGAAGCTGGAAGTTGCCTTGAGCGTCTAGGAACAGCACATCGTCATCAATCAGGATCTGGCCTTGCGGAGAGACGCCCCCGGTGCCCTTCGTGACGCGGCGCACTTTCCAGTTGGTGATGGTGGGGTCAGTCGTGTCTGCGTAGTAGATGCCGATAGGGTACTTCCATACGACGAGCAGGCCCTTGAAAGAAAGCATGCCCGTAATGCGCTCCCCCTCGCCGGGGTAGATGGAAAGAGAACCCGATCCAGCACCTGTGAAGTCCCCATGATTAGTCGTAGTCGAGTAGTAGAGGCGGTGAGGATCGTTGGCATTGCCAGCACCCCACAGACGGGATTCATGATTGGCCCCGCACGTGGGTTGGTTGCCGCCACTCCAATCGGCAGGGGGAGTCGGGATGGCGGCAGTGGTGGCTGCGTCGCCATCGAGGTATTGGACAGCGTTTTTGCCCGTGAAGATGTAGAGTTTGCGGTTGTTCGCGGCGACTTCCTTGCCCCCCTCCACGAAGGTGGGAACGGTGTCAGTGACAGAGAGGCCGGACGCGAGCGTGGTGCCAAAGGTGCCTCCACCGCTGTCTTTCTTGATCGTGCCATCGGACAGGACAACAACCATGCGCTGCACGGAAGGCGCGTGGTTCCAATCCCACCCACCCAAGACGGTAGGGGAGCCTGTGATTGCGGTAGCGTTGTACTTGAGGGCACCGCCTTCCTTGCGGATGGTGCCTGTGTCGAAGGTCACGTTACGCGCGACGATAAGCTGATCCGGGCGGATCAGGGCTTGGTTTCGCGTGCCCGTGAGACCCCCCAACATGGGGATCTCTACGATGTCGCCAGTGAAGGACATGTGGGCTCCTCAGCCGATGATGACACCGGAGTCGGTGCGTAGCGGGCGGCGCAAGCGGGCGGTCTGCTCAGGGCGCGTGATGATCTTGCCCGTCTTGCGCCCGTAGTTAATCATGCGTGACCGTTGCTCACGCACCATGGCGCGGATGCCGTCTGTGGCGACTTGGGAGACTGCGCCGGCGCGGTCATCGTTCTTGTCGAGGAACAGGAAGGTCACGGCGATGTCAGCCAGCAGCTTGCGGTACATGCGCGGCACGATAGGTTCTTCGCTGCCGCTGTTGGTGAGGTCGGCAGGCCGGTAGATGTAATCGAATTCGAGCCGGATCATGTTCGGCGTCGAAAGTGCGCGGGGGCCGTAAGTGTTGAAGCGCAGTTTGGTCTCGGTTGCGTAGGCGAACTGAGAGGGCGGGCCGGACTGGATTTGGGCCATGGGCCAGTCGCGCTCAAGGATAGAAAGTTCCACACCCTCTACTTCGTCCACGTCGCCCTGATAGATGCGCATGGGGGCCATTACACGGATGCAGTCAGCGGGGAGATCGTATTCGGTCTTGAAGCACGTGAAGGCTTGCCCCGCTCCAGATGTGCCCGTGAAAACGGAATCTAGCGTAGCGGAGGTCGTGGCAGCCGTGTGGGCCGCGATACGGAAGATGTCGGGGTGGCCCGTCATGCGAATGAAGTAGCCAGCGACCGAGACAGCGGGCGCGGAGGAGAAAGTGATGGCGGTGGAGTTGTTCGTGGCCGTGAGGGTGCCCGTGTCAATGGCGGAGGTCATGTTGATGACGCCCGGAGGCTGCTTCTTGGCCCACCACCAGTCCTCGTTGTTTTCGGGCGAAACCTCACCTCCGCCAAGGATGAGGGCTTGGTAGGCACGGTTCAGGTATTGGAGGGCCACGCCGGAGAAGTCCGAGGAGCCATCCGTCATCTCGCCCGCGCGAAAGAGGATGTCCGAGACCAGATCCGCCGAGAACTGATAGTTAGCCATGCTGCACTCCCCGCAAATGTCGATAGTTATCAACTTCTAGGGAGAGAGTATAGCAGGGTGCCCGCGTTTAAACTAGCGGCGTCGGCGTCGTGTCAAGGGCACGAAAGCTTCACCCGCAGCGGGTGTCGCGCCGCCGTTGTTGCCGGTGAAGCCTGAGGTGGCGTTACCTAGCGTGCTGGCCCATGTGCCGGTGATGGCGAGCAGGTTCGAGCCCGAGAAGGCCGCTGTGGCGTCTCCCAGCGTGCTGGAGATGGCGCCCACGAAGGTTTCGGTGCCTGAAGCCGTGGAGGTGGCGCCAGAGAGGGTACTGGCGAGGCTTCCGGTGAAGGCGAGAGCGCCCGCCATGGATGCCGTAGCGCTGCCCAGCGTGGAAGCTAGGGTGCCCGCGAAGGTCTCTAGCCCGGAAGCGGCGGAGGTTGCGCCAGCAAGTGTGATAGCGAGGGTGCCCGTTACGGGGCTGATGACGGCCCCGGAGAGCGCCCCAGTAGCATCGGAGAGAGTAGAGGCCCAAGTGCCAGTCGGAGGCGCGCCTACGCTGCCAGAGAAGGCGGCAGTGGCATTGCCAAGGGTTGTGGCGAGCGTGCCAGTGAAAGTTTCGAGGGCGGAGACAGCGGAGGTCGCATTGCCAAGCGTGGAGGCAGCCGTACCTGAGAAAGTTTCAAGGGCAGAAATTGCTGAGGTAGCAGAGCCGAGTGTGGAGGCGATGGTGCCTGAGTTACCTGCCGCAGTGTAGGTGATGCGGATCTGGCCAGCAGCGCCCGAGCCAGCGAGGTTGGAGGCCCCCCCGCCGCCCATGCCTCCACCGCCGCCGCCGGGAGCCCCACCAGTGCCGCCATTGGCAAAGGAGGTGCCGGAACCTCCGCCTCCTCCACCGCCGCCGCCGTCATCTGAGGCGCCGCCCGTCTGGCCAGTCTGAGAGGCCGTGCCGCCTGCACCGCCCGTAGCGCCCCCGTTACCTCCAGCACCGCCAGCGCCTGAGGCGTTGGAGCCAGCGCCACCGGCGGCGGAAGGATAGCCTGCCGCTCCACCGCCGCCGCCAAAGCCACCCGCTCCGGTACCCCCATTGCCACCTGCGCGCTTGGTGGTGCCTACGCCCGTTGTGGCGCCGCCTGTGCCTGCTGTGTTAGAGGATGCGGGGCCACCCCCCTTGGCGGAGCAGGAAGCACCCGCAAGGGTCGTGCCGTTGAACCACGTGTCACCGCCGACTAGCGCGGTAGCGGAGGGGCCTCCTCGTGCGCCGGCCACGCCGATCTGGATCGTGACGGAACTGCTGGGCGTGAGGGTGAGGTTCGAGATGAGCGAGTAGGCACCGCCACCCCCGCCAGCACCATTGTTGTTGCCCTGCGAGTCGCCACCGCCTCCGCCACCCCACGTTTCAATGGTGTTGGACGAGCTATTCCAGTCGGCGGGTACCGACCAGCTTGTGCCGGAGGTGAGGATGATCGTGGGCACGAGAAGCCCCTACGATCAGGGGTTGCCAGCGGTGATGACGGCAGAGGTCACACTGACTGCGGCGCCCGAAGAGATCGAGGTCGAGTTCAGGTTGAGATCGGCGCCAGAGGTGCCCACGCTGCCATCGAGCACAATGGTCGTGCCATCGGACTTGACGAGGCGGAACCACGTGGCCGTGCCGGTGGCGTTGGCCGACGAATCCTGCGTGATCGAGTTCAGCGTAAGCGTGCCCCCAGATGCTGCGGGAGCGAAGGTGGCGTTGCACGTGAGTTCCGCGAGCAGGGTGGTGGCCGTGCCGCCGGTAGCAGGGCGGGAGCCGTCATAGATGCGAAGTAGCGCACTGCCCCCGGTAAAGGTGGTGATTGCGTCAAGCATCGCGTTGCGCAGACTCGTAACCATTCCGAGTGCCATGATAAATCTCCCGAAGATCTGATTGAAAAGGAAGGAGTGGTTTCGAGTTTAAACCAAAAAAAAGGCCAGAAACCCATATGGGTGACTGGCCCAAGGACACGCGCAGGAGACAGCTACGCGGGTTCAGATCGCTGCTGCACGTGCCTTGATCTTTTCGAGGCTGGCTTCGAGAGAGTGAATCTGGCTCTCCAGAGAGTCCTTTCGAGCAGTCAGGAATTCAAGGGCGCGCTGGGCTTCATCTTCAGCCAGCGCCTGCTTGTTACGCGCTACCGCAATTGCGGCAACGCACGAGGCTTCAGCCTCTGCCTGCTTCTCGGAGAGCTTGGCCACCAGCTTCTTGTGCTCGCCCTGTGCGTACTTCACCTGATTGGCGATCTCGGTCAGCGTCGAGCGATTGCGCGCCACCTCAGCCTCATAGGCAGCCATAGCTTCCGTCAATTTCGCTTCGACCTTGGCGCGGGCTTCGGTGCGCTCCTTCTCCAGATTGTCAGCGGTGATGATGGCTTCAGCGGCCTCCTCCAGCTTGGCGAAGGCGCGGAACATGCTTGCGGCCTGCTTGCAGATGGCACGGGCTTCTTTGAGTTCCATAATGTGCCTCACGCAGAAGTGGTTTCAATCAGGATAACGGTCAGGGCGGTCGTGCCGTCGCCAGCCGTCACGTTGGGGCGGATCATCTCAGGGACTTCGAGCACCTCGCGCATGTCGGCTGACGTGAAGGTCAGGGCATTGCCCTCACCACGCGAGTCGTTGAGGATGGCCCACGTAGTGCCGCCATCGTTCGATCCCTCGATATTCACGGAGCCACCGGCCCCGAAAGTGCCGAGGATCTGTACAGTTTTGTCGGCCAAGCGAGCGCCGGTCTGCGGGAGGCCGGTGTCGCCATTGGCGAGCGGCGTCCACGAGGTCTTCGAGACGCGCTTGCCTGCCCATCGCTGGGTGGGGTTGACGACAGCCATGATTTACTCCCTGCCGCGCGAGTTGCGGCGTTGGCCCCGACGCTCCGCCAGTTCATCGCGCTTCTGCGCAACGAGATCGGGATCGAGGAAGTCTGGGGCCTTCGCGGGCTTCTCGGGCACGGCGTTGAAGCCGACTTCCTTGAGCGCTGCGGCGGACATCTTGCTCATCGCGGCGTAGGCCCATGCCGGCGGAGATTCAAGCGGCGCACCCCCTGCATCGAGGATACGGCCCCCCTGCAAAAGCACCACCTCTCCGGATTCGGAGAGGCGGGTAACGGGGGTGATACGGGTGATTCGATACGAGTTCGAACCCTCGCTCTTTGTCATGTGATGAACGACTTGAGTGAATGCCATGGTGTCTCTCCATGTTGGCGTTGAGGATCAGAAGCCTACGACTTCTGCGTAGATGCTCTTGCTGTTCAGGGCAGTTGCGGCGTCCACTTGGGTCAGCGGGGCATCAGCAGCCGTCGCCTCGTCCTTGAAAATCTTGATCTTGTTGTTGACGCTATCCCACGTGTACAGGTAGCCCTCTTGCGACGTGTCGAAGAAGCGAATCACTTCCACGTTGCGCTTCATGCCGAGGTTTCCGAAAGACGGGGGAGCATCGCCACCAGCGGTGTAGGTGTTGCCAGAGCCGGAAGTGGTGAGGTTGACGACAGCGATCTTGCGCTTGCCTTCGATGCGATGCGAGATGACGGTAGCGAGCCAAGTAACAGCCATGATATTACTCCTTGACCTGCTGCCTTAGCCCTCCCCCCGGTGTTGCACCGGGGATTCAAGGGGCTGCCGAGTACAGCGGAGCAGGTTGGGTAGAAGGACTCGGTAAAAATTATTCTCGGTCGATGACGCTGGCCTTCGCATTCGCAGGCGTATCCCAATCGGGATCGAATTCGAGGAAGGCGTAGGTTGTAGCGCCGCCGGTGGCTGCCGTGGTCACTTCCACAATGACCTGTTCGCCCGCCAAGATCTGGGCGTTCAGGTTGTTCGAGTAAACCGTGTTGCCAGCAGCTTCTGCCGTAGCGAGCGTCAGCGTCGAGAGGACGACTTCCCCCGAAGCGGAGCCCGGAGTCGGGCGCTTCTTCAGCACAACCACCGCAGCCGTAACGGAGGTGGCAGCTTCGAGCGTCAGGCCCCAGCGGCGAATGGTGGCGGGCATGGTGCCCGGATGCCAGCGAGCCTTGATGCCGGTGGATGCCAGCGTCAGTGCGGTCTCGTTGAGGTTGACGAGTTGCTTTTCAGAGTAGGCCATGATTTTCTCCTTTGGGTCAGGTGGGCGGATTACAGGGAACCCACGTGAACGATCTTGGCCTCGCCAGCGTTGCCGGTGTCCCAGATGGTGGCGAATTCGAGGATGCCGTACCACGCAACAGCGCGTTGGCGCCCGAAGTCCTGCGGCATTGCGGCGCGCAGTTCCGGGGTCAGGGCTTCCGCCATCGCCACGGCGTCAGCGCCGAACACCACACCTTCACCCAGCACCGAGCCGGTACCCACGTTGCCGAGGGCAGCCGCGTGGTTGGTTTCCACGAAGCGGATCGACTCCATCCGACCGACTTCCGAGTTGAACTTGGCAGCCGGATCGGTGTACTTGTGCCATTCTTCCCAGTCCGGATCGCGCTTCAGGCCACGGATGCCGCGAGTGCGGAAGATGCCTACGTAGTCGTCGCCCATAAAGGCCGGCGCACGCAGCGTGTCGTAGAGGTAGTCGCGGATTTCTTCAGCGTGGAACACGTTCATGTTCGCAGTCGAAGTCGCGCCGAACACCCCGTTGGTGGTGATGTTCGAGGAGGCGAGGCCGGTGATGGCGTACTTGATCTGGGCCGTCTTGAAGGCAGCAGCGGCCTTCGTGTCGAGGGCCAGCTTCATCTGGCGCTTCAGTTCACCTTGGACCGTGTTCTCGACGTTGAAGTCAGAGAGGTCTTCCGCGAACGAGGTGAAGGGCACTGCGCGGCCCACTTCGACCACCGTGATCGCCCGAGTCGAGAGCGTCAGGTTGTCTTCGGGGATGCGGATACCTTCCGTCAGGTTCGGGGAGGTCGGTTCGGCAATGGCCGAGACGCGCTTCAGGGTGATGGATTCGCCCATCTGCCGCCCGAAACCGTCAACCGGGCGAACGTAGTCCATGAAAACGGACTCTTCCACCGAGGATTGATAGATTTTGGCGGAGAGGGCATGGTTCTTCCACACACCCGTGGGCATGTCGAAAGTCCAAGTGAACTGGGCCATGATTATTTCTCCTTGTGGAAAGTAGCCTCACGCATGCGGCGTTGACGCTGCCTGATGAGTTCTCCGATGGATGGAATCACATCTTCACCCTTTTGTCCAGAAGGTTTTGCGTTTGCACGAGTAGACCCACCTTCAAGTGGCCTATCATCCGCATCCGAGTGCGATTTTCCGCCCGTCATCTTCAGGATCTCGCGTTTTACGGCCTCTGCCAGCTTCTCAGCGGCCTCCGAAGCGGGCAAATCCGCGATTTTCTTGTAGTCGCGTTGCAGGATGGCCTTCACAAAGGTGTCATGTTCCTTCAGGCTCTCGTGCTGCTTGTAGAAAGTGCGCCAGAACTCCTTTTCGGTCTCCGCGCCGTTATACGCCTCGGTCATTTCGGCCTTTACTTCGGCCTTGATCTCGGAGCGCAGCCGGGCGAGGGCTTCCTTGGGGTTCACGAACAGTTCGGTGTCCCAGTCGTAGTCCTTGGCCTTCTCTTTCGGCTCTTCCTTCTTGGCAGGCGTGGTCTGAATGGACTTCAGGTAGGCGTAGAGATCCGAATTCTGCTTCATCAGCGCAGTGATGGCGGCGCCGCTGGCTTCATCGGTCTCCAGTTCGTTGTCGCCCACCTTGATCTTGACGCGCTTCGGGCCATCACCGGCCTTGGCCGTGACCTTCTTACCGGTATCCGGGTCGATCCCGTCATTGGGGTTGTCTGGGTCCGCATCGTTGAACGGGTGGTTCGGGTCCAGCACGTCCTTGTCGGTCGGCTTGGCGACGGGCTTGTCAACTTTCGTTGCCATGGTCTGCTCCTGCTGTGTGGTTGGAAAGAGCGCTCTCTGCCTGCATGTAATCGTGGTCAGATTCAGCGCTCATGTGCCTCAGTTCAGAGATGGAGGCGATACCGCCCCACAGATCCTCGTTCTTGAGGGTGCCACCCCGGTACGCTGCAACTAGGCGGCTGATGATGCGGGATTCACGGTCGGCAACAAGGCGCGCCAGCCCGGCTCTCGCCGCAGCTTGCACCTTGTTTAGACGACCTTCTAGAGTGGAGTTCATTTTGCGCGGATGGGCTCGTTGAAGTCCACCCCAGTGGGCAGAAGAATCTGAATGGGCTTGTCGCGGCCCACGTCAACGCGCTCGATCTCTTCGTAGGTCAGGCACATCAACTCCATCAGGCCATGAAGCGCCTTCTCCATGAACTCGACCCTCTTCTCCAGCGGGGCATTTTTCATGGACGAGTGATGGTACATGTACCACTTCGTCCACTCATGAATCCGCTTTGTGTAGATGGCTTCCAAGGCTGTCTCCTGCTGGATGCGTTAAAAACCCGCGAGTGCCTTTACGGCATCGAATAGATTGGTGAAGGGCACGGCCTGCCCGACGAAAGCGCCGATGACAGTCCACGTGGTGCGCAGCTTGAGCAAAGCCAGCAGCTTTTCTTTGGTGAAATTGAGCATGATGAATCTCCAGTTGGGGTGCTCACATATTGATGCCGGGACCGCCAGACGGGTTAGCGTTCTGGGCAATCTCCGACTGGGTGCCAGCCATACCTGCTTGGGGTGAGGCTTGTTGTGCGGTGCCCCCGGTAATCTGGGACATCTGGCTCATCTGTTCCATGCGCTGCTTCGTCATGGCCATTTCTTCCGGCGAGTTCTGAATGTCAGTCGGGTCGAGGTTCACGCTCTTCATGATGAACGAGAGCATTTTCTGTGGCGAGTAGCGCTCCATGAAAGCCTGCATCAGCACCGGATTCGCGCCCACGGCCTGCATCACGGCCATCAGCTTCTGGAAATCCCGCACCTTGTTCAGAGTGCCACTCACGCCGCTGGCCTTGAACTTGGTGAACTTGCCGAATGCCGCAAACCTTTCAGCAGCGGTCATGTTGGCCAATTCGAAAGCGGCGTTGGTACCAATGAGATCCACGATCTCGTCAGCGCCCAGATCGTCGGCGTTCTGCATGATGTTCAGGAACATCATCTCCAGCGCCACGTCGATCAGTTCGCGCTCGATGTCAGAGGTGAGAGCGTCTACCATCGTCGCGCTCGACGTGCTGGACTCCACGATCTCCGTAGCCTTCACCTGACGCGGAGGCAACGAACCCAGCCGCACGTCATTGGTCATCGCAGCCGACTGAAACTCTCGGTCAGCCAATTGGAACATCTGCATGGCCTCTTGAGGCACGCCCCCTGTGGTCACGTTCTCCACGACCTTGCCGCCAACGGGTACGTCGCTGCGAATGGCGAGGGTAGCGGTCTGCGGAATGCCCCCGCTGACTTGGCGCGGGTCTTCCAACCAGTCGGTGCGAACCTGCCGCACGCCCCACACCTCAGCGATACCGCCGTCAAGCATGAGGTTGAACAGTTCGTTCATCGCTTGGTTCAGCGACGAGGCTTGATCGAAAAGGGCGCGGCCCCACACCGTGAAGGGCACGCGAATGAGGGGGACAGCAAGGATTGGGCAGCGGCCATGCCAGAACGGATTGGGCTCGGGCTTGCGAATCACGTACTTCTCGTTGGCGATAGCGCAGACAGCGTTCTCGTAGACCACCTCACCCTTTTGGTTCAGGATCGTGCCATACACCTCTTCGATGACGATGCGCTTGCGCATGGAAGGCGACGAGGCGTAGTTCTGGTTGCGGTCAGCAGGTCGCTTGGTGTCGCGGTCGTTCTCTTTGGTAAAGTCTTCTTGGATCTTGTCCACCACCGCCTTATCGTAGACGCCCTGCGCGGCCATAGCCTGCACGTCCACAAGGTCGCGCTCCACGCGGTGGATCTCGTAGAGGTTACGCCCAGTCGGGTCCGGGTAGTAGTCCTCGCTCGGGATGATGTCGATACGCGGGCGCCATACCTTGCGGATCTTGCGCACCAGCTTGTCGCGGTTCTCTCCCTCTGCCACGTAAATAGGCTCGTTGATGCGTTGGCCGTGGATCTTGATGATGAGGAACGATTCGAGCATCCCGCCCTTCAAGGTGTCGGAGATGATCGTGGCGAAGTTCGCGGTCTTGTTGGGCTGGATAATGATTTGATCAAGGTAGGCTTGCAGCAGGTTGCGAGCTTGATCGCCAGAGAGTGGGGAGCCCTGAGGCGTCTCGACGCTGAACCAGTCACCGAACTGGGTGAGGGCCTTCTTGACGAAAGCCGAGAACTGCTCCACAGCCTGCCCGGTCTTCGGCAAGAATTCCATGGATTGGCCCTCTTCCTTATGAGACCAATCCTGCCGTCCGTAGTACATCTCCCAGTTGCGGCGGTTCATGCCGATGCGGTCACGGCGCGCATCCTGTGCCTCGCATACGTACTCACGCACGGTCTTGATGAGTTCTTCGTCCGGGATGAGCTTTGCGTCCTCGACCTGAGGCTGCTCTGCCTTGGCGCTGGAGCCGCCATATCCATCAGTCTGGGAGGTCTGGGACTTCTTTGCGCGGGCCATGGCGTGTAAATCCGTAACTGGGGCGTTTAATCGAGACGGCTGAAGGCCGGTGTGTTGATGCGGCTACACATTTCGTACAGACGCCAATGTAGCGTTCGCCCCCCGGATTGAGGTCATTACCGCACAAACGACAGAGAAATTCGTCGGAATCATCGTGTGCAGGGTTATCGACATTCATCATTTCGCGTTGAAACCATATCCGGGGCGCTTCAGTGAGCGGATTATACGGTCGATTTGCCCTTCAGGGCGAACATTTCGCACAGGTCGTTCAAGAGCCACCCAGTAACCGAACCCATCGGAGGCGTGCGTGAGTTGCGCATACGAATCTTTCTTGTTATGGACCTTCTTGATACCCCGCCCGCTGCTATCCATCAGCACACCCTCAAAGTCACTAATGAGGCGCTCGCATGAGCTATCCACTTCAATATTCGCAACACCTTCCTCATCCCGGAAGGCATAGTTGACGGCATTGATACGGTCATTCACAGGCGGATTCGCTTGCGGAACCCGCAGCTTGACGGGCATCGGATAGCCCCGCATGTAGTTCAGGATAAGCTGGTACTCCGACTTTCCAGCATCGAGAGAGGCCGCACGGACCTGCCGGGCACGCCCCGAAGCATCTCCATAGATCAGAATCTCCCCGCCATGCGAAGGAAAGTGCTCCCGGAACATCTGCACCATCTCCTCGATGCTGGCGTTATCTTCGAGAACGAATTCCTTATAGACCTTGAACACGTTTCCATGTCGCTGCCCCACCGTAGTGATGAGCGGCTCGACGTTAAAGTCCCAGCACCAGCACAGCGGGCGCCTCCACGAAAAATCGGTGAGCTTCTTCACGTGCAGTTGGTTATTGAAGCTGGCATAGGCCCGCGCCCCAGAGAGGCCAGCGATGAGTTCGCCATCCAGACGGATCTTGCGGCCAAGCGTGCCTTCCGGGTAGATCGACTCCAGCCGGCGGATTTCTGACACATTCAAGTGGGGGTTGTCGTAGATCGAGGCTTGGTAGATGCGCCACGACACCGCACTGGGATCTCGCTGCCATGGCTTGATCTTCTCATCGAACATCCACGATACGCCCCCAACCTGACCCGGCGGCGGCAACAGCGTGCAAGCCCCGAACACAAGAAGGGACCGACCTGCTGCCACCCGAATCACAGCCTCATCGTAGATGTGCTTCGGAGGTTCCTCATCGAATAGCACCCAGTCCTTCGCCGCGCCAGCCATCTTCAGCGCGCCTCCCTCTGCCGACTTGAAGCCGATAGTGGACCCATTTTTCAGCGAGAGAATCTGATGCGTGACGTTCCAAGACGCAATCTCCCGCTGCGGGATCAGAGGCAATTGGCCGGGATCATGCCCTAGCCCGTTATCGAAGAGCTTTGGCTGAATCACTTCGATGGAGGCATTGTGCGTAACAGATACCACCCACCCGTGGGTAGGGCCGGGCGGCACAGTAGGATGAGGGGTATCGTAGCGCGGGCACACCCCACCAAAGCGTGAAAGGGATGCAGCCATAAAAGCAGCGCCAGCAGACTTGCCTGTCCGGTTGGCCGCGAACATCCACGCCTCTTGGATCTGCCCAGTCAGGATGTCGTAAACGAATGGCACCTGCTTAGGCGTGGGATTCCACTTCCACCACGGATCGTCTTGCTGACGGTTCAGGGCCTCTTGCTCAAGAATGAGAAGCTCTTCAAGGGCTGCGCGGTCGTCGTCGGGTGTGGTCATGGTGTCTCGATTACGCCCCTACGGTCTTGGGGCTCTGCCGTTGCGGGATTGTCGGTGGGGTCGCCCCCGTCCGTCAAGGCACGCTGCGCTCTCGCCTTCGGCTCGACCTTGACCGCCGGTGCCTGCGACCCCCCGCGCCAAACCCCGCCGGCAGGCCCAAGGCGACCTTCGGGGCACATTCTGAGGGATCTGCGGGGCTGGCATTCAGGGGAGGCCGGAAGCCAATCCCCGAACCCGCAAATATTATGCCAGCATCACATTATGCCAGCATCACTCGCTTCATCGTGTGACCCCGTTCTTTTTGTCGAAGGAGCGCCACCCGCTCATGCCGATGGTCGCGGCGGTCAGTTCCCAGAGGGACTCGTCGAGGGAGGGCATGGGCAACACCGGGTGGCCGGTGACGGCCATCAGCCATGGCGCCAAGGGCCGGACAAGATACTGGTAGGCGAGCGCACAGCCGCATACCCACGTGATGAAGGGGCGGGCACCGGCCACGAAGACGGAAGGTGACTTGGCCTGCTCCACAGAGATCTGGATCTGGGCCAGCCGCTCGGAGATGGCGCCAGCGATCTGGGTCTTGGCGATGTCGATCTGCGCCAGATTCTCTTCGGTCTTGTTCGGCCAGATGCGATCCACGATCTTGCCAGCCAGCGAGAGTCCTTCGGTGAGAGGGTCTAGTGCCATGGTGGTGTCTCCGCGTTTCAACGCGCTCAGGATTGGAGTGGGGCTCTGGGTTAGAAGCCGGCGCGCATGATGGCTACGAGCCGCTTGGCGCGGTCGCCCACTTGGGTGTACCACTTGGACTGCTCCATGCCGTGCGCAGCATCGGTGAAGCGGCCCTCTTTCATGGCGCGCAGGGTGTTGCGAAAGGTGGAGAGGGTGGTGATGCCCATGTTGAAGCACATGTTGGCGAGCACATTCTGACGGGCGTCGTTGAGGGTGCGCCACCACGGGAGGCGGGCATCTAGTTGGCGCTCGGTCTCGTTGATGTCGTCTTCGAGGAGTGCCATGACTTGGCGGTCGGAGAGGGGCTCGTCCGCGAGGGTGAAGTGGTAGTGGGGATCGTCGGAGATGTTGTGGCCAACGCCGATGGTCCACTTGCCTACGGTGTCGAGATAGCGGCGGTAGCGGATACCTTCATCGACCTTGAGTTGGATTTTGAGCTTGGCGCGGTCCATGGCTGTCTCCAGAAGGGCCAAAATAGGGTGAAAAGTGAGGAAAAGTGCTACTTTTGGCCGTTTTCGGGCTCTTTTTCTGTGGTTGCGGTGGATAGTGTGCGCTTCCGGAGCTTGTCGCGCCAGAGGATGTAGATCTGGAGGGCTGTGAAGGTGACGGTCAGAAGGAGCGCCACGACAGGAAGGGCCTTGACTAGCCATGACCAGCCCGAGAGGAGCCACAGAATGCCGATTTTCAGCCAAGCGAAGAGCGTTTCCTTGTCCACGGCGCGACCCCCAAGGTTTTTCACTGCGTAGGGTGAATTTTCTCTTGCGTTTATACCAGAAATGTCATGTGGAGTGTGGGTCATGGCGGTCATACCCTCCTATCGTGGGGGCACCCTGAAGCAGCGGGTGACCCAACAGGCTAGGTCGGGGCGGGAAGTGGCTTGGGACAGGATCTGCATCTCGAATGGGATCGTCTGCAAAAGGAAGGTGGAATGGGCTAGGAGGCGGAAGGCTCGGGGGGCGCCTTCACGGCCTTGTTGGGAGATGCGGATCTCGACGGTCCAGCCGATGGGGAATAGGAGTTTGGCCCGCTCTTCGAGGTCTTTGGCAGAGGGCCAGAGGTCGGCTTCGTGGGCGACGCAGGCGGCGATCTCGTAGGTGCGCCGTTGGGAGGGGTTGAGGCGCTCTTTGCCGGAGGGTGGGCTTGGCATGGCTGAACCTTGCGATCCGCTGGTGGGGAATGGCCATTTGGCGTTTGGCATGCTGGACCTCGTGCGCGTCTGTGGGTGTGTCGTGGCTTGGTGGGGTTGGGTTGGGAGAGCCCAGCTTGGGGCCTCGTTTTTTTTTCTGGCTTGGGTAGGGGTAGGGTGCCACTGGCCATTATGGTGCGGTGCAACACTTGCCCCTTTTTGTGTGCACGCAGCGGGTTATGGCCCACGAACAAAGGGTACCCCCTACATGCACCTACCCTCCCGTACCCCTATTGAGATGCATTCTCATTCGCAATAGCATGTGCATAGCTGTGCCCATACACATAGGTCAATCCGTGCTAACCCTCAGAGGGTGGCTTGCTCGGGCTGGCTGGCTGGCTTGCGGACTGCACACCATGCCCGCTCTGTGTATCGGCATGCTCGTTTATACGCACAGCCTCTACGTCTAGGATGTCTGAGGTTTCAGCGCTGAAAGTGCGTGGGGAGTGAGAGTCGGCATGCAGTGTTTCACGTGGAACACTGGCACTTGCTTGGGGGAGAGTGGTAGGCAAGGGGCCAGCGGACAGTGCTCTTCCCATTCCGCTTCCACTTCCACTTGCGACGCATTGCGAAGGCAGCGGTAGCTGTGAGCCCTGCCCCAGCGTTGCCAGAGTCTCCCTCGCAGCCGCCAGTCTCTCTCTCACCTCAACATCGCTCATCCCCCTCACACTCACCCCAATGTCCGCAGTGACATGCACATCCTTCGTGTAGCCTGCCATCTGGCCAAGCATCACCAGACCCTGCACCCACCTATCCGGGCTCTTATCGGCAAACTTCTGGATGGCTGCCACAGTCGGTGCGCACCCCAGATAATCAGCCAGCATCCTTTGAAAGGGTGCCCTCAACTGGTGAAGGATTTCTGCCCGGACTTTTGCCGCACCCGGATGCAATTCGCCGCTACCAATGCGAGTGTTCGCGGCTGGGGAAAGCTCCTCACCTGTCGGCTCTGGAGTTTCGCCTGCGCTCTCATGACTGCTTGAATCCATAACGATAGCTCCAGTGTGGAGAATGCTGTCCTGCCATCGGGCATCAAATGACTCGGCAGTCCGTAGCGGCTTTCCCAGCGGTAAATGGTCCGCTTCGAGATACCCAGAAACTTGGCCAAGGATTTGTGCGTGATAATCACCATGCACCATATTCTGAGGGTGACAACCTACCGCCGTCAAGCACTCTCCGATTGACACCCGCAATGGGGCTTCAACCCCACTCACCCCAGCACCATAAAACGTGATGCACTGTGCATGCCAGCTTTGGAGCCCTCCAGAAGGCCCGCCAAGCGATTTTGACCCTGCCCTGTCACCAGTGCACCAGACATAAGGCAATAAGGGAATCTAGGCACCATTCCGCTATTCTTTGAGGGTTAACCCTGACACACCTCACTCTCATGCGTCACATTCCGACATGTCAATGAGGGAAAACACCTACGTCTAAACGCACAATCTCTCATTGCCTTATGCCTCTTATCCCCTAGAATGGAGTCTCCGGGCAACGCAACGCCTAAACGCACAAGAGCAGGGGGGAAACGAAATGGCAAAGCTTCACGTACTGATCAAGATGACAAACGGCACGCAAATGACCCTTTGCTACGCCCGTGGCTACCAGAAACGCGACACTCTTAACGGCTTAGTTTCGGGCAAGTTCTTCGATGAACAGCCACGCGAACAACAGTGCGAGCATTGCCGCCGCGCCCGCGAACAAGACAAGGCAAAGAAGGCAGCGAAGTAACCACAAACCGCCCGCTACGGCGCTCTTCCTGCCCCAAGTTAAACAGGAGATACCTACCATGGACAATCAGACCCTCACTCACGAGGACTACATTAAGGCGGTGGCGCATCTGGCCATTGCGCGCCTCGATGCTGACAAGGCCGCTGCCGCGTCTGCCGCCCGCCTTGTCTACGGGGCTGGGCAGCGTGGCCTGCGGGGCGTGACCTACTTTGACCGCTGGCTCGATGGCGCCGAATCCAAAGCCTTTGTGGAGGTCTGCGGCTTCGGTGAGGAAAGCCCGATCCAGCTTGCGGGCACCACGATTCACGAATTGGGCCACGTGCTGGCCGGTCCCGGCGCCGGGCATGGCAAGGCGTGGAAGGAAGCGTGCGAGCATCTGGGGTTGCGCCGCATCAAGGCCGCTGGCACCCAGTACATGGCAGCGATGCTGGCCCCGGACATCCGCGAGCCCATTGCCCATTTGGCGGAGCGTCTGGAAATGGCCGGCCCGAATGGTGCGCACCGGGGTGTAGGGGGCATTGACGTGCTGGCCCCGTGGAATGGCACCCTCGCCCGTCCGTGCTCGCATGGCGTGGGATCGAGAGGCGGCAAGTCGCGCGGGGTGGGATCAGGCTCCCGGATGCGCAAGTTCGTGTGCGGGTGCGACACCCCCGTCATTGTGCGGGTGGCCCGTGACGAATTCCATGCTCACTGCGACATTTGCAACGCAGCCTTCCATCGTGGCTGAACCCAGCCATCGACAAACGCAAGGAGAACGAAATGGCACGCAATAACCAATACAGCCCGAATCAAGCCGGTATGGACATTCTGGCGTTCTGCCAGATGGCACGTAAGGAACTGATCGCCAAGATTGACCCTGCCCTGTCGTTTGAAGACGGCCTGCCGGCAAAGATCGCCATCATGAAAATGGATTACAACGAACTGCGCGCGGCGTGCAAGGCGCTGACCGCCTAACCGCACAACGCAACACGCAAGGGGAAACGAAATGGCAACCATCGTGACGAAGTGGGCAATTGACGCGCTGCGCCCCGGCGATGCGCCGGGTTGGGTGCACAACGTGGCCGACGAGGACTTTGACACCGAGGCTGACGCACTGCGCTGGATTGAGCAGTACCGCCCGTACATCGGCGCCAGCCAGTACCACACCCGCGCCGTTGATCGTCGCGCCTAAACCACAGACCGCCCGCTACGGCGGGACGTTTAAACGCAAGGAGATTATCATGCAAAACTTTGTGAGTGGCCTGATTCTGGGCATTATGGGTACGGTAGCCATGCTGGTGGTGGCCATCTGGTAACGTCTGGCATGCCAGCATAAAATCAACTGGAAAATGGGGGTCTGGTGATGGATCTTAATACGCTGGAGGGTTTGCTGTACGTGCTGGTAATGGGTGGTTTGATGCTCCTCATTACCCTGCACAGTGAGTAGCATGTAGTATGAATACAGTAACTGTTTATTAACTAGGTGTTATCTCTTTAAACCGTCAGGAGAGAATCATGAGTGAGTATCGTCGAATCGAAGCGCAGATTGAATCCGAATATAAGTATCTGTGGTCTTACGTGCAAGATAAGGTGGCGCAATTGGAGGCCCACAAGGCACGCGCTGCGCAGTCGCAGGCGGTGGCGGATGCGCTGGAGCGTGCGGTGGGCGAGATCGAGGGGGCCTACCTGTACGTGACTGTGCAGGGACAGCGGGTCTATGCGCAGGTGACGGGGCTGAACAGTTTCGGGGAGGTGGCCGGGCTGGCGCGCATCGTCGCCAAGGGTACGGGCAAGGGCTTTAAGGGGCGGAGCTTTGAAAAGGAGAGTATGTGCGTCCAGCTCCAGAATGACGAGTTCGAGCTTGTCTGCTATGTGAGTGGGGCCAATGCCACGTGCAAGCGGGTAAAGGTGGGCACCAAGACCGTGGAGCAGGATGTGTTCGAGGTGCAATGCGCGGATGGGGATGAGCCTGACCTGTCCGATGTGGGGGCGCTCTCCCTAGATGTGCACGCAGGGGAAGAGGATGCTGGGGGTTTGCCGCCGCTGGATGGGCTGCAAGACGCGCAGGAAGCGGGCAAGGCGCTGCGGGGAGAAGGGTGATGCGGGCACTCATGGATGCGGTGCGGGCCAGCCTGCATAAGAGGGCGCATACGCTTGAGCGTGGTCATTGGGGGGCGCATGTCTCGTATCTGGGGCTCGTAAGTTATGAGAGCCACGGGTTGTATGGGAAGGCAGCGCTGGTGATGCTGGTGTTTGTGCTGGTGATGGCATGGGCCGGCATCGAAGTGGAGGAGTAAGGGTTATGGCAACGATGAGGGAGGACGGGGAAAGCACGGTACGTTGGGCTGCTAAGCACGTGCTGGCGTTGAAAGTGTGTGTGGCGGTGGGCTTGCTGAGTACGCATTTGTTGCCGGCTGAGTGGGCCACGGCTGCGACGGTAGCGAGCGCTGGTGCCAACATGCTGTGGCTCTGGAAACTTTGAAACTCGCTGCGAACCTTCGAGGAGGTGTGTGATGGAACGGATTAGCGCGTACAGGAATCTGGGGCCGATTCCGCAACCGATGTCGGATTTGCTGGAGACGGTGGGCCGCTGCACCTGCGAATTGGATGAGGACCGGACGCTGGAGGGGCAGGAATTGCGGGAGGTGATGGCCCGGGTAGCGAAGGGATTGGTAGATGAGGTGTGCCCGGAATTGGGGGACTGGAGACCGCCCCGCACAGCGGGAAGTGTGAAGGCTTAGGGGTGGCTGGGGATATCTGTATTTCAACCGATGTTTGAAAGTTAGAGGGGTGGTGAAATGTCCAATGTAGATGCGGTGCCGGCTGAGTTTGATCGGCGGGCAGAGATCGGGAAGGAAGCGGAAGGTGACCGGAGGAGCGGGGATCGGCTGGGCACGTGGGGATTGGCGGGATTCGGTCTGTGGGCCGTGCTGCATGTGGTGGGGAGTCTGCTAGTGGACGGGCTCTGACAGGCTCGGACTGGCTCAGACTGTTTAAACGATGGATTGTAGGGGAAGGTTAAGAGGCTTTCCCCTACCAGCTAAAGAGAGAACTGGAGAGGATCATGTTTGATATGCGGAAGCATCAAGGGGTGGTGGATCTGGCGGTGCGGGAATGCTGGGAGTTTTCGCGCAGGACTGGAAGGGAGTTCGGGGTGTTGATAGGGCCTGAGGGTGGTGTGGTGGCGAGGGCTGAGGGGGATCGGATGAGCGTCAATTTCGATGCGCGGGATTTGCTGTGGAATGAGGGTGGTGTGGTGGTGCATAGCCACCCGAGTGGCAATAGTCTGTCGCCACAGGATTTGGTGATGGCGGCGGTAAACGGGGTGGATATCGTGGCGGTGGGAGCGCTGGATGGTAGCACTTACTGGACCGACATCGATGTGGGGAGCAACCTGATTTATCACAATATGGAGGTGGCGGAGAAGTTTCATTATTTTGCGGAGGAGCGGCTAATGCCGATAGCGGGGGATCGGGCGCGAAGGGTGTTTGGGAGGCTGGGGGGCCGGCATAAAAGTGTGGTGGAGATCGGGAGCATGCATGAGGCCATTTGGGAATTGACGAGGGTGATAAAGAAGGTGGGAGTGTGCGACTTTCGGTATCAGTGGAAGCTGGCGGCACAGAGCGTGGGGGCTGTGTGCCAGTGGAACGAGTTAGCGGGGACGGATGTACCGCTGAGTGTGCGCGTGGTGAGGGAGGTGGTGTGATGAACTGCTATGCATGCAAGTGGCGCAGGGATGTGCCGGGGGATTGCCACAGTCAGTGTGGGAATGCGGGGGCGAAGGTGGAGAGTAACCCGCATGGGGTGATCAATGGGTGGTGCTGGTGGCCGCTGAATTTTGATCCGATTTGGATCGAGAGTTGCACGGGATTCGAACAGAAGGAGGAGGTGTAAGCATGCGCAAGATCGAGCGTGACATGATTGCCGCCATCAAGGCGGGCGGCAACAAGCTGAAGTCACTCGGCAATACCACAGTGCAGACATGGCCTAATGGGTCTGTGGCCGTCCGACTTCACGGACACTACCGCAAGCCCATCGACTCGAAGGAGTGGTTCTGATGGCGGGATTGGCGAGGCGGCATGCGGACAGGGGAGCGCCGGATGGCTGGTGCCCTACGCACGGGTGGCAGGTGGCGCAGAGTTGGGGATGCGGGTACTTCTATTTTTGGGCGTGCCCGGTGTGCGGGGATGCGCTGGAGGACGAAGATCCTAATGAGAGGGAAGAAGAGGAGGGAGAGGATGATGAAGAGGAAGGGGAAGAGGGTGATAACCGTTGAGAAGTATGGTTATACGGAGTGGGTATGGGATGCGGGCTTTCATGCGTGGGCGTATTCGCGCTTCGTTGGGTGGGCTGAGATAGCTGTTTGTTGAAAGGAGAGGGAGATGACTGGATATAACGGGCACAGGAACTGGAATCACTGGAATGTGAGCCTGTGGATAAATAATGATGAGGGCCTGTACAGGCAGGCTAGGGAGTTGGTGAGGCGCCATGGGAAGGAGGAAGGGGCGGTGCAACTGGTGGAGTTGCTGGAAGAGTTGGGGATGCGTGAGACTCCGGACGGGGCGCCTTATACCAAGACGAGTGTGCGGGCGGCGTTGAGGGATTTCTGAGGGAGGGAGGGTTATGGTGACGTTAAGAGGGGTGGGGCTGTTTTGCCTGATTAGTTTGTGGGCGGTGATGCTGATGGGAGGTTGTACGTTGGGGGCGCTGGTAGTGGCGTATGTGTGAAGGGAGGGGGTGGTGAGCGGGTGTTGGGAGGGGCTGGATCTCTGCGGGGGGTCTGGCCCCTTTGCTTTTGGAAGGCGGGAAGAAAGGGGTGTGGGAGAGGGCGCAGGGCTTGCGAGGCGGGGCGCTGCTGCGTTGAATGGGGAGGGGTGGTGCTAGGGTAGCTTCTCCCTTTGGAGGAGCGTGTGGGGCGTTTTAGAGGGTCTTGGTGAGGCGGTAGCAGACTGGCACGGTGCGGGTGGAGCATTCGGCAGCTTCGGAGGGGCAGACGCGGGAGAAGGTGGAGAGGGAGCGGGGGAAAGTGGAGAGGGAGAGCGTTTGGAGGGTGAAGAAGGGGGAGGAGGCGGCTTGGATGTCGTGGCGGGTGTGAGTGTGGTAACCGAGGGTGGACCATGCCCACTGTTCGTTGGAGGGGAGGGGTTGCAGATCGTAGAGGAAGAGGGGAGAGCCGGGCTTGAGGATGCGGGCGGCGTTGAGGAAGAAAGTGGGAAGGTCGGTGGTGTGGCCTAGGGCGTAGTGGAGTTGGGCGCCGTCGAAGTGGGAGGAGGGCACGTTGGAGAGGGTGGTGAAGTCGCCTAGGTAGCGGCCCCGGAAGGCTGGGAGGTGGTGGGGGGTGAGGGAGAACTGGCCGGGGCTGATGTTCTGGAGGGAGAAGCGGAGATCGGGGCGTTGCTGGGCCATGAGGGCAGCGACGGCGCCTGTGCCGCATGCGATATCGAGGATGTGGGAGTCGGGTTTAAACGCAGAGAGGGATAGGAGGGCGGATACGTGGGATTGGGGCGTGTGGCCTAGGAGCCATATTTGTAGGATTGTGACGCCTAGGGATTGTGCGTGGAGGGTGTGTTCGGTGACGAGCGCATCGTCGAGGTAGAGGGGGGAGGGCATATAGGTTGGAAATTTGCTATAGAGGATCGACCAAGAAAACCCTTTTGATCCATTTTGATCTTTAATGGCCTAAAAAGAAATACCCCCACCCCTCTTGCTGCAATCACATACGCGCGTGGGGGTGCAGGAAAAAACATTTTTTGAGAAAAAGAATGAGTTCTTCCCTCATCTTCTCTTAAGGTGATGGATGCATCATAGCCTCCCCCTGCCAAAAGTCAAGTGCTTGGGAAAAGATGGATGGGGGTTCTACATTTTAGGGGATTATGGTTCACAATGGATCAAAAGGGTTTGCTATGCACTGGGAATTTGCTATAGTGCATCAACCAACTTTTGGAAACGAACTGGAGACGGCAATGAGCAGACCCAAGGCAACGAAGCACTACCCCGTCGAGTACACGCGGGCGCTAGGGTATCTGGAGGAGCATCCCACAGCAGAGGTGGTAATCCACAAAGAAACGATGGCGAAGGTGCACGACTTTCGCACTGACTTCAACTCGTTTAAGGCAGCGGCGGTGGGGGAGAACTGGCACAAGCTGTACCCCAACGTGGCGACCGTCATGCTCAAGGTCAAGGACAACCCCCCACGGGCCATCATCTGCCGCCGCGATCAGGGCGAGCACGCTCGGGATCTGGGCGCTGCGCTCGCCGCGCTGGAAGGCACGCAACCCACGCATAGAGAACCCCCGCAAGAGGTGCATGTAGACGAACTGCGCCCGGCATATGTATTCAAGGAGAAGAATGATGATTGAAGGACTGCGGTTTCCTGAGGTGGTGGACAACAGCATGCGCAAGGAACTGGCCAAGTGCCAGAAGATCGCGCACTGGAAGTTCGAGAAGGGCCTGAACGGGCCGCACAGTGTGGACCTGCATGCCGGAGGTGCGTTTGCGGCTGGGCTGGAGGCTGCGCGGCTGGCGTTCTATCGGGATGGTGTGAGCCATGAGGACGCTGTGCGTTTAGGTGTGGAGAAGGTGCTGGAGTTCTATGGGGATTTCCAGTGCCCGGAGAAGAGCAACAAGAGCGCAGCGCGCATGGCCGGCGCCCTCACGTTCTACTTCGGTGAGCATCGGATGGGCGAGGACGAGTACCAGCCCGTCAAGTTTCCTGACGGCACACTGGGCATCGAAGTCAACGGCACATTTGCGCTGCCTATCGCACACCCACATACCGGGCTGGGGCTGATCTACTCGTATCGGTTCGACATGCTGGCTGAAGACTGCGACGGCAACTACTGGGTGGTGGATGAAAAGACCTCCTCGAAGCTGGGCGATGCGTGGGCGTTCCAGTGGGATCTCGACTCGCAGATGACGGGCTACTGCTTCGGGGCGAAAGCGCTGCTGCGCGAGAAGGGACTGGACCCGGACAAGCTGAAGGGAGCCATCATCAACGGGGTGTCCATCTTGAAGTACGACTATGGGCATATGCGCTGCCCCACGATGCGCATGGACTGGGAGATCGACCGCTGGTATCACGAGATGCTCAGGGATTTCACCGATTGGAAATACGCGTATCTGGACCAAAATCACAGGCAGGTGTTGGACCACGCCTGCGCGCTCTACAACGCGCCCTGTGCGTATGCCAGACTGTGCAAATCGCGGGAGCCGCACAAGATCGAGAGCGGTTATGTGGTCCGCTTCTGGAACCCCCTTACTAGGGAGTGAATCATGGATGTGGCGATAGGTGCTGTGCTGGGGTTCTGCGTGGGCGTGCTGGCCACGTTCCTGTACATGGCGGACGACTACGAGGACGAGGAGTAGGCAATGTGGGCGAAGTTCAAGCGGCAATTCAATCTGGCAATGTGCCGCTGGGTGGGTTGCCGCCGGAAGTGGGACGGCAACGAACTGCTGATCCCGCGAGACAGCCGACCGGGAAGGATCGTGCTGGACAAGTTTGTGTGTAAACGCTGTGGCTTGCGTTGGCGCGAGCACAGTCACCTCTAGGAGACAGCATGACAAATACGATGGCACCTTGCTGCGGCAACTGCGTGCATGCGGAGTGGCGCGAACAGGGAGCAAGCCGCTGCAAAGCGATTCCAATTGTGACCAGACCAGAGATGGTAGTGGCGGACGTGCGTTCGTTGCCTATCACGCCAAACGATGGGAAGGCATGCACTTTCTGGCACGCCACCGGAAGCCCCGGAATTTACCGCCGGGAATACCAAGAGTTGGAGGAGCAGGTACTACGCTGCATCGAAAACGCAGGCGATGCCGGCATCTCCAAGCGGCGCATCGCCAAGGCACTGGGATGGCGCATGGACATCGTGCGCACCTGCCTGTTCCGGCTGCGCGCAGTAGGAGGCCGAACCCAATGTGTTCGGCGTATCTACATCGGAGCGTGGGCCGTAAGGTCTGAGACCAACAACCCTAACCGCTACGCTGTCTACATGAGGGGCGACAAGGACGATGCAATCTACGATATTAAGACGACCGTAGAGGAGCCGGAAGACCCGCGCCCCGCCGCAGAATTCACACCCCGGCGCGACATCGCCGCAAGCTGGCTATAAGGAGCCGACCATGACCAAGAACGAAGCCGCGAGCGTGGCGCAGGGGCTGACGAATG